TCAAATAACCAGCTTAACCCATTCCTGACCTCGAGTATCGTTATAGCGATCGGTGGTTGCCTGGACTTTATGTCCTAGTAATGTTTTTGTATCGATACCCTGTGCACGGTACAGCCGTTCTGATAGAGAGCGTTGTTCATGAAATGTTGGCGGAGTTTTTCCTGCTGGTGGAATTATCCCAGCCAGATCCCGTGCTTTGGCAAAGTAGTCGCTCAGGTTGTCTTTACTCATCGGCTTCGGTTGTTTCTGGTGCCGACTATGGATTAGATATGGACTTAATATTCTGTCTCGGCACCCATCAATAACTTCTTTTAACGTTATCCCAATGGCATCACAGCGTAGTGTAAGCGGTAACGCCAGACGCATTCCGGTTTTTCCCTGGGTGATATGCAAGTGTTCGTTCCACACATCTGAAAAACGCATGTGGCAAATGTCATCACGGCGCTGACCAGTAACAATCGCAAGAAGCATTGCGTTACGGATAAAGTGTTTTTCAGGCGTTGCATTGTAAATTTTTTGCCAGTCTTCCATGGTGAGCCTGGCTCTGGTTACTTTAGGGATCGGTTTACGGGTAGCCTCCGGAGGATTCCATCCAGGAGGAACTTCCCCTGCATGCTGTGCTTCTTTATAAATATCAACCCATAATCCACGATTTACTCTCGCTGTGCTGACCATGTCTTTATCCAGCCACTCATCCAGTATTAATGCAAAGTCTCTTACTTCCAGTTTGGATTTGCCCCTATATTTCCAGACATCTGTTATCACTTAACCCATTACAAGCCCGCTGCCGCAGATATTCCCGTGGCGAGCGATAACCCAGCGCACTATGCGGATGCCATTCGTTATAATGCTCGAACGCCTCTGCAAGGTTCTTTGCTGCCGTTAACCCGTCTGGTTTGGGCATGATACTGATGTAGTCACGCTTTATCGTTTGCACGAAGCTCTCTGCTATTCCGTTACTCTCCGGACTCCGCACCGCCGTGTTCTTCGGTTCAAGTCCCAACATCCGGGCGAACTGGCGTGTTTCATTAGCCCGGTAGCATGAACCATTATCCGTCAGCCACTCCACTGGAGACGACGGAAGATCGTTGCCGAAGCGGCGTTCCACCGCTCCCAGCATGACGTCCTGTACTGTTTCACTGTTGAAGCCGCCGGTAGTCACCGCCCAGTGCAGTGCCTCACGATCACAGCAGTCCAGCGCGAACGTGACACGCAGTCTCTCTCCGTTATCACAGCAGAACTCGAACCCGTCAGAGCACCATCGCTGATTGCTTTCTTTCACGGCCACTCTGCCTGTATGTGCCCGTTTCGATGGTGGTACAGCAGGTTTTCGCTCAAGCAACAGCGCATTCTGGCGCATGATCCGGTAAACACGTTTGGCATTGATCGCAGGCATACCATCAAGTTCTGCCTGTCTGCGAAGCAGCGCCCATACCCGACGATAACCATACGTGGGCAGCTCTCCGATAACATGGTGTATACGGAGAAGCACATCCGTATCATCAGTGTGACGACTGCGGCGGCCATCCATCCAGTCATCGGTTCGTCTGAGAATGACGTGCAACTGCGCACGCGACACCCGGAGACAACGGCTGACTAAGCTTACTCCCCATCCCCGGGCAATAAGGGCGCGTGCGCTATCCACTTTTTTGCCCGTCCATATTCAACGGCTTCTTTGAGGAGTTCATTTTCCATCGTTTTCTTGCCGAGCAGGCGCTGGAGTTCTTTAATCTGCTTCATGGCGGCAGCAAGTTCAGAGGCAGGAACAACCTGTTCTCCGGCGGCCACAGCAGTAAGACTTCCTTCCTGGTATTGCTTACGCCAGAGAAATAACTGGCTGGCTGCTACACCATGTTGCCGGGCAACGAGGGAGACAGTCATCCCCGGTTCAAAGCTCTGCTGAACAATTGCGATCTTTTCCTGTGTGGTACGCCGTCTGCGTTTCTCCGGCCCTAAGACATCAATCATCTGTACTCCAATGACTAGTCTAAAAACTAGTATTAAGACTATCACTTATTTAAGTGATACTGGTTGTCTGGAGATTCAGGGGGCCAGTCTACAGTTCTTTCAATGGGTGGTTTCCCAGACGGGAAACCAGGTATGCAGCCATTCGAGTTTTTTCTTTGTGAGTTGTAGCTGCAATATCTCCATTTTTCAGTCGCGTGTCCTGTATTTTCAGATATCGATCAACCCATGCCTTTAATCTGATACCCCGACGTTTTGTTGCTGACGGACTTTCATCAATTTTGCGCATGAAATATTCAGCTTCTGCTGCAGCTATTCGCTGATTGGCTGTGGAAGCGATTTTTTCTGCCTTACCTTTGTCTGTTCCGAGTCCGTGAAATTTTCCAGTCACAGGATTTTTATACTGGTAGTAAACTCTGCCAGTTCTGCGATCAAACTTTTCGTAAAGACCGGCTACGTCAGTGCTGTTTTTTCGTGGCCTCGGTGACATGAGTTAAAATCTCCTTCAGTGCATCATCATCGCCAGTATGAATTTCCGGCGCAATTCCCGTTTCACCAGGCCCAACAAATACTGCTCGGCGATCTATCAGCCAACGCCCACGAATTTTTTGTGGTCTTGGAACGATGTATCCTAGTTTTCCGTATTTCACCAGGGTAGTGTTTGTTATTGGGAGACTGAACCGTTTTGGTTTCCACTCGTCGAGCGGGTAATGCTGCCAACTTACTGATTTAGTGTATGATGGTGATTTTAAGGTGCTTGCGTGGCTTCCATTTCCATCAGATGTCCTTCCTGCTCCGCTACTGAAGGCGTGGTGCGTAACGGCAAAAGCACTGCCGGACATCAGCGCTATCTCTGCTCTCATTGCCGTAAAACATGGCAACTACAGTTCACTTACACCGCCTCTCAGCCCGGTACGCACCAGAAAATCATTGATATGGCCATGAATGGCGTCGGATGTCGCGCCAGTGCACGCATTATGGGCGTTGGCCTCAACACGGTTTTACGTCACTTAAAAAACTCAGGCCGCAGTCGGTAACCTCGCGCATACAACCGGGCAGTGATGTGATTGTCTGCGCTGAAATGGACGAACAGTGGGGCTACGTCGGTGATAAATCACGTCAGCGCTGGCTGTTTTACGCGTATGACAGGATACGGAGGACGGTTGTGGCGCACGTCTTCGGTGAACGCACTCTGACCACACTGGAGCGTCTTCTGAGCCTGCTGTCGGCCTTTGAGGTCGTGGTATGGATGACGGATGGCTGGCCGCTGTATGAATCACGCCTGAAGGGAAAGCTGCACGTTATCAGCAAGCGTTACACTCAGCGCATTGAGCGACATAATCTGAATCTGAGACAACATCTGGCAAGGCTGGGACGGAAGTCACTGTCGTTCTCAAAATCGGTGGAGCTGCATGACAAGGTCATCGGGCATTATCTGAACATAAAACACTATCAGTAAGTTGGAGTCATTACCGCTTCGGCTTTGAACTCTTTAGAGTAACGTTGTTTTTTTCTGCTCATTATTAGCTCCTTCTGATGCCATTCTATTTCAGGAAGGAGTGTCCGTTAAACTCAGGCTACCTCACTGTGATATTGCTGCAGACAAGGCAAAACTTTTACTGGAAAAAGGCGGGGAAATTGCTGTCCGGTTTAAAATCCCCGAAAACGTCAATCTTGAGACAACCAGAAACAAGTATGCCTTTGGTTTGTACTGGCGAATAGCGGAATGGCCGGGTGAGGGTGGTGAAGGCCATCTGAGTTCTTTCTTTGTCCAGTCAGATAAAGCCAGTATTAATGTTGCATACCATCATACAGTTAATCAACAAAAAGAACTTGGCACGTTTGGCGCATTCGACCATGACTGGCATACGCTTGCATTTAAATTTAAGGGCAGTAACAGCATTAATGTTACTCCGGTGCTTGATGGTGTGGATGGACAGGCGTTTGACCTGGTGAAATGGGCCAATACTGCTAATGGACTCAACAGGTTTGTCATTACGGATATTACAGGTAGTGCAGAAACCTACCCTGTACTTATTGATACGGTGGAAGTTAAAGCAAACAAAGCTGGAGCAGCCGCATAATTGCTAAAAAAAGCCGCCAGCGGCAGGAATGGAAGCTGGCGGAGGTAATCCCAATGGAGAATGTAAAGAAAAGATGCTTTCGTACATTGGTTTTTTAAATGAAAACAATTCTCATTGTCAACCATAACGGTAAGAAATTATGACATTTATTCATCAGGTGATGCTGTACTTCTGTACGGCGGTCTGTGCTGTATCTTCTTTCGGGTGGGTACAGGGCTGTGCGCGATTTCTGGTACAGGCAGATTGATAAAAGGGCCGCTGAGAAAATCAGCGCCAGTCAGTCAGCCGGAAGCAAACCCGAAGAACCCGTTACTCCTTAACAACCCCTTTCAGCGAGAAAATCCCATGTCAGAAATCACATCCCTGGTCACTGCAGAGGCAGTGAAGGAAGTCCTGCGCTCTGAAGAAGTCCGGAGCGCACTGAAACAGAAACTTCGCCTGAATCTTGAGTCGCGTCTTGATGCAGAAGTGGATGCCATTCTGGATGAGCTGCTGGGCGTAGCAGTGGTTCCTGAGCCGGAAGGTATCGCGGGTGACGGGAGTGCTTCAGATGGCGGTGAACCTACACCTGACAGCGACATGATGATGTAAGCATGCGCAAGGGACCATCGGTGTGTGCCGGTGGTCTTTATATTGTTGTGAGCTTCCGGATTGCGGGAGACGGGGTATGTACCAGATGGAAAAAATCACAACAGGTGTGTCATACACCACGTCAGCGGTGGGAACGGGCTACTGGTTCCTGCAGTTGCTGGACAGGGTTTCCCCGTCTCAGTGGGCGGCAATAGGCGTGCTGGGGAGTCTGTTGTTTGGGCTGCTGACATATCTGACTAACCTGTATTTCAAAATCAGAGAGGACCGTCGTAAGGCGGCGTGGGGAGAGTAAAGCGATGAAGAAAAAATACGAACTGGTTGTTAAAGGGATAAATAATTACCCGAATAAGATTACTGTTACTGTGGCACTGGAAATTGGTGGGTATCCGTCACTGTTGTTGCCAGATGTGGCGATTAGTCTTGACCGTACTGAAGATGCCACGCTGGAGTTTTACGAAGCTGAGGCGAAAAAGCAGGCGAAGCAGTTTTTCATGGATGTTGCTGCCGGGTTATGTGAAGGGGATGGTCCGTTGCCGGAAAAGCGCCCCGTAATTTTAGAGGCGCAGGATGTGTTGATAACCTACAGAGGAAAACTACCGGGAATAATTACTGGTTCTCTGAAGACTCCACCGCTGGCCTGAAGACTTAACATATCCAGGGATTTGAAATCGATAAACCCTGATAAATATCCATGAACACCAAAATCAAATACGGCCTGTCGGCTGCCGTTCTGGCGCTGATTGCCGCAGGTGCGCCTGCGCCTGAAATCCTCGACCAGTTTCTGGATGAAAAGGAAGGTAACCACACCACGGCATACCGTGATGGCGCGGGTATCTGGACCATCTGCCGCGGTGCCATCCTGGTGGATAGTAAACCTGTCGTCCCGGGCATGAAGTTGTCGAAGGAAAAATGCGACCAGGTCAACGCCATTGAGCGTGATAAGGCGCTGGCATGGGTGGAGCGCAATATTAAAGTGCCGCTGACCGAACCCCAGAAAGCGGGTATCGCGTCATTTTGTCCCTATAACATTGGCCCCGGTAAGTGTTTCCCGTCGACGTTTTACAGACGGATTAATGCTGGTGACCGCAGGGGAGCATGCGAAGCGATTCGCTGGTGGATTAAGGACGGTGGCAGAGACTGCCGTATCCGCTCAAATAATTGCTACGGTCAGGTATCCCGGCGAGACCAGGAAAGTGCGCTGGCGTGCTGGGACATCGACAGATAAGCAGAATATTTTGCTGAAAAATAAGGCATGAGCACGCGGACGGATAACACGAAATCCTGCGAACTGGCGAAACGTAAGTGAATAAAAGTAAAAACCCCGTTTGTTGGCACCAAGCGGGGTTTTGTGTTTCTGACCTTGAGTAAGGCAAGGGAGAACATGGCGAAGTATAAACGAATTCTGTTGAGGTTGACCATGAAAAACGGCCTTGAACTGAAAGCGCCTGTAACTGATGACATCAGCAGAGCACTGGCTTTTGCCATTAAGTGGGTGGCGGTCGGTGTTGCTGTGTCCCCGATGCTGTATGGGCTGGCAAAACTGGTCATTGCGTTGAAATCGTGAAGGGAGGATTAAGCATGTCAGACAAACTCATAACGCTGGCGAAGATCCTCTGTGTAATTGTCGGCATTTCATTTTCACTAATGCTGGTTGCTCTTTTTCTTTCCATGGCCTGGATGATGTTGTCTTCGTCGGGGCTGCTGGGGTGAACATAAACCGAATGCTTTCCGCGTTTACCGTTATTCTGCTGGTGGTCTGTGGTGCGCTGTGGCTGGCAACAGACCATTACCGTGATAACGCCATCACCTACAAAGCGCAGCGCGATAAAAAAGCCAGAGAGCTGGAGCTGGCAAACGCAACCATTACTGACATGCAGCAGCGCCAGCGTGATGTTGCTGCGCTTGATGCCAGATACTCAAGGGAATTAGCCGATGCGAGAGCTGAAAATGAAACTCTGCGTGCTGATGTTGCCGCTGGTCGTAAGCGCCTGCGGATCAACGCCACCTGCTCCGGTACCGTGCGTGAAGCCACCGGCACCTCCGGAATGGATAATGCAACCGGCCCCGACTGGCAGACACCGCTGAACGGGATTATTTCACCCTCAGAGAGCGGTTGATGACAATGCAGAAGCAACTGGAAGGGGCGCAGGAATATATCCGCACTCAGTGTATTAACTAGTATTTTTGTTATCCGGAGAATGCATGAAGAAATTACTGGTAACCGTAAAGCCTTTTCAGGGAACAATTCCGTTCCGTATTTTGCAGCGTGGTCGTGTTCTTGTTGAAGGTTCGTTCAGTGGTAAATGTACGCAATTACACTCCCGGACCTTTCAGGTGAATGCCACGAATGAAGAGCTAACCGTTGAGTGTACGATGAATGCCGCTAAATGCCGCATGGTATCCGCTGCATTACAGCCAGTGTGTTGAGCGACCTTATTAACCATGCGCGGTATTGTCGCCGTATCCCCGCATTAACAGAGACCGCAGCCCGACCGGGAGACTCCTCTGCGCGAGTGTGCGGGGATAATCAAAAACGATACACACCGGGGTTTACCGCGTTAACGGAGCGCGGCGTTGTCCCCTCATGGTCGCTGGTCCGGTGCGATGGTGGAAGAAACCGGACGATGTGTTACCTCGCAAGCTCTGTTATGTCATGTGTCTGATTTGTGATTTAAGTCGGATAATTGTCGTTGCCATTAAGCAGAGGATTGATGACCGACAGGGTGGCATTGTTAGAATAAGACTTATTCTTATCTGTGCCGGGAATGAAAATGAAAATGTAAGCGTGCAGCAAGAACCGTATTGACGGGGATGTGTTATTCAGTCGGCAGTGCTACGCGCCAGGGGAGCAGTTCGCCGACCCGGTTTATCGGCCAGTCGGCTATGACGTCAAGGACATAGCGGAGGTAGCTTTCTGGCTCCACTCCGTTCAGTTTGCACGTCCCGATCAGGCTGTACAGCAGCGCTCTCCGCTCTCCTCCATGATCCGAACCGAAGAACAGGTAGTTTTTGCGGCCCAGACTGACCATCCGCAACGCATTTTCAGCGATGTTATTGTCCGCCTCAGCCCAGCTATCATCTGCATAGTACGTCAGCGCCGGCCACTGGTTCAGGGCGTATGCGAACGCTTTCGCCAGTTCTGAGTGTCGCGACAGGGTTTTCATCTTTTCACGCAGCCAGCTTTCCAGGGATTTCAGCAGCGGTTTCGTTTTCAACTGACGTTCGGCAAGGCGCTGCTCCGCCGTCATTCCCCTTATCTCTGCCTCGATGGCGTACAGTTCGCCGATCCGTTTCAGCGCTTCCTCCGTCAGGGCTGACGGGGTGCGAACGTGCACATCGTGGATTTTACGGCGGGCGTGAGCCCAACAGGCGGCTTCCGTTATCCGGCCATCCCGGTACAGCTCGTTGAACCCGGCGTATGCATCCGCCTGCAGTACACCACTGAACCCCGCAAGATGGGTCTGCGGATGGATGCCTTTTCTGTCCGGGCTGTAAGCGAACCACACCGCCGGCGCCAGCGTTGACCCGGCGTTACGGTCGTCACGAACGTAGGTCCATAACCGCCCGGTCTTCGTTTTCTTATTGCCTGGCAACAGCACCGGGACAGGCGTGTCATCAGCATGGAGCTTACCGTCAGTCAGCACATAGTCCTGAAGCGCTTCTTCCAGCGGTGACAGTAGCCGGCAGCATGCATCCACCCAGCCCGACAGCAGTGAACGACTCAGCTCCATGCCCTGGCGGCCGTACATTTCAGACTGGCGGTACAGCGGGGTGTGCTCTGCATACTTTGAGATCAGCACGCGGGCCAGCAGCCCCGGTCCTGCGATACCCCGCTCGATGGGCCGTGAAGGCGCGGGGGCCTGCACGATGGCATCGCACTGAGTACAGGCATGCTTTTCACGTACAGTCCGGATAACCCGGAAGACGCTGCGCATCAACTCCAGCTGTTCGGCGGCATCCTCACCCGGATAGCTCAGTGAGCCTCCACATTCCGGGCAGCATGACGCTGCCGGCAGCAGCCGTTTTTCATCGCGGGGGAGTGATTCGGGGAACGGTTTGCGGGTGCGGGTTTGACGCAGCGGGCGCTGCACGGCCGGGTCGTCAACCCGACCGGTAAGGGTATCACTTTCTTTCTGAAGTGCCTTCAGGTCAGCTTCCATCTGTGCGATACGACGGGAGACTTTTTCGGAGCGGCTGCCGAAGTTCATCCGGCGCAGCTTATCCAGCTGTGCCTGCAGATGGTCTATTTCGCGTTCACGCTCGTTCAGCTTTTCCAGCAGGGCACGGTTCAGCGCCTCCTGTTCGGCAAGGAGACGTTTCAGTGCATTGATATCGTCAGGAAGTGAGCTGCTCATACCGGGTATATTACCAGGCTCATTCAGCGTCGACCAGGATAAAGAGGCTTACAACATAGTCAGGGACGTAAGCAGTCTTTTAGGCTGCCGCCAGTCGATACCTTCAAGGAGCATCGCCAGCTGTGCCGGTGTGAGGAACACTTTGCCATCCCGGGCTGACGGCCAGGCGAAGCGGCCGCGCTCCAGCCGTTTGGTCAGCAGACACAGTCCATCGCCGGTAGACCAGAGGAGCTTTACCTGACTGCCATAACGCCCACGGAAGATAAAAACGTGACCTGACATCGGATCGTCTTTCAGCGTCGTCTGCACCTTTGCCGCCAGGCCGTTGAAGCCATTTCTCATATCGGTGATACCGGCAACCAGCCAAATTTTGGTCCCGGAAGGTAACGGGATCATCGCTTCAGTTCCTGTATCAGCAGAGTCAGGAGCTTTTCGCTGACATTGCCATTGAAGCGGAGCGTCCCGTGCCGGAACGTTACCTCACAGCTGATACTGAGGGTTTCCGGATCCTCTGCGAGCGATTCTGGCTGTTCGGCAGCTGCATCGAGAGTCACAGGAAGTAGCTGGGGGCTCTCTGAAGAAGGTAATAGCAGCTTTCCCTCGCGCCATTGTTGTCGCCATTTGAACAACAGATTGGCGTTAATGCCATTTTCAAGAGCAAGTTTTGAGATGGATATCCCGGGTTCACAGGAGGCAGCAACGAGCTGCTGTTTAAATTCGGGAGGATAATTAGGGCAGCCTTTTCGCCTGCCGGGATTCACATTTTTCTGCATATCTGACACTTTGGTTCCCACTACTTATTTGGTGGACACCACTTTGTCTAATTCGTCAGATTCTGACCAGACGGTTCAGGCTGTACGCTTACCGTAAGTCTTTCAACGGGCTGGGTGAACAGGTACAGCATGTGCTGAATGATAATCCCTTCTCCGGTCACCTGTTCATCTTCCGTGGCCGACGGGGTGACATGATTAAAATCCTGTGGGCTGATGCTGATGATCTGTGCCTGTTCACCAGACGCCTGGAGGAAGGCCAGTTTATCTGGCCTGCTGTGCGTGACGGCAAGGTATCCATTACCCGCTCGCAACTGGCAATGCTCCTCGATAAGCTGGACTGGCGTCAGCCAAAAACATCCCGCCTTAACGCACTGACAATGTTGTAA